CTATCCGCCCAATCCAGTGGTTGATTTCAATGCATCGACCGTGATGGCGACGGCAAATTCGCCACGCACCCATGGCCCCGACGGCCGCGTGGAGTTCCAACTCGCGGTCCCGTAAGCCGCAACAGATCAAGTTCTCAGTTTTATCAGCGCCCGCCCGACCCAGTTTCAACTGAGGCCGTTGCGGGCTTTTTGCATTTCTTTCATCGGAGAAGCGTTTATGTTCGCCATTCCCAAACCGGGCCGCACAGTGCCCATTCCCGGCTCGCGCAAGCTGCTTGGTCCCGCCGGTCAGAACATCGGCCAAGTCACCCAGTACTGGCACCGACGCGTGCGCGATGGCGACGTCACGCTGAGTCAGACCGCACCGGTCGCCAGTAGCACCCTGGCGCCAACGCCTGCAGCAACCGCGTCGGCAACGGCCAGCCCGTCACCAACCGTAGCAATACCAGCAGCACCAGTCAGTGCACCGACTTCCAGCGGAACTGGCGCTAATCCATCAACACCGACCGGGAGTGCAGCATGAGTGGCGTCTCGTTCCAGCACATCCCGTCCAACCTGCGCGTGCCGCTGTTTTATGCGGAGATGGACAACAGTCAAGCCAATATGGGTGGCCAGGCGCTCAACGCGCTGTTGATTGGTCAGATGTTTCCCTGGGGAACAGCTACACCCAACAAGGCGCTGCTGGTTACCGATCCGAAGTCGGCGCTGATCCTGTTCGGTCAGGGCTCGATGCTGGCGCGCATGGTGGCCAGCTATCGGCTGCAGGATGCCGGCTCCTGCAACCTGTGGTGCATCCCAGTACTTGACGACCCGGCAGCCTCTCAGGCCTCGGCCACGATCGTGATCAACGGCTACGCCAATGCCGCTGGCGCCATCGCGCTGTACATCGCCGGTCAGCGCGTGAACGTCGGTGTCCAGTTGGGCGACAGTCCCTACAACATTGCGGCCAACATGGTCAGCAGCATCAATGCCGCCTTAGACCTGCCGGTGACGGCTTCCACCGGTGAGTACGGCTACTTCGCGTATGCCACGGCCGCCGTTTCGGAAGGTTCGGCCGTGGTCACGCTCACCAGCAAGTGGAGCGGACAGACCGCCAACGACATCACGATCCTCGATTCCTTCCTGGGCTGGAGTGCCGGCGAAAGCGTGCCTGCTGGGGTGAGTCTGTCCTATTCCGGCCCGACGTTGTCTGGTGGCTCGACCGATCCTTCGCTGGCGGCCACCGCCATCCTGGGCATGGGAGACGATCCCTACGATTTCATCATCCACCCGTATGCCCAGGCACAGGCGCTGAACGACTTGCAGCTTGAACTCAACGACGTGACCGGACGCTGGTCCTATGCCAAGCAGATCTATGGTCACTGCTACACGGCGCTGCGCGGCATCCTCTCCAATCTGGTGGCGTTTGGCATGACGCTCAATGACCAGCATCACACGGTCGCTGCCATCGACACCGATTGCCCCAACCCATGCTGGGAATATGCCGCAGCCTACGGGGGTGCCAACGCCGTGGACATCGCGGCCGATCCGGCGCGCCCGACGCAGACCACGCCGCTTGTGGGACTGCTCCCGCCGCGCGTGGGAAACCGGTTCCTGTTTGAAGACCGCCAAGCGCTGCTCAGCTTTGGCATTGCCACGAGCTTTGTGGGCGGCGGCCAGTTGTGTGTCGAGCGTGCCATCACGACCTATCAACAAAACGCCTTCGGTGCGCCGGACACCAGTTACCTGGATTCGGAAACCCTGCACACCTCGGCCTATGTGCTGCGTGCGCTCAAGAGCGTCATCACCTCCAAATATCCGCGCCACAAGCTGGCCGATGACGGCACGCGCTTCGCAGCGGGCCAGGCCATCGTCACACCCAGCGTGATCAAGGGCGAACTGTGCGCCGTGTACGGCGAGATGGAATACCTGGGCATCGTCGAGAACCTCGACACCTTCAAGCAATACCTCATTGTCGAGCGCGACACCACCGACCCGAACCGGGTCAACGTGCTGTTCCCGCCCGATTACGTTAATCAACTCCGTGTGTTTGCCGTGCTGAATCAGTTCCGCCTGCAATACCCGGCCTCTCAAGTCGTCGCATAAATCGACGCATAAGGAGACAACACCATGGCACAACGCATTGCCGGCATCTGTTTTGTGAAGGTCGACGGCGCCCAATTCGAGATCTCGGGAGACATTGAAATCCCCCTGACTGAGTACAAGCGCGAGGCCGTCATGGGACTGTCTGGCCCCGCTGGTTACAAGGAAACGGCGCTTGAGCCTTACGTCAAGGTCGTGGCGTTGTTCACCCCGGATTTTCCGGTGAACACCTTGCGCACCAATACGACGCTCACGGTCACCGCAGAACTGGCCAACGGCGTGGTCTACACGCTGTCCAACGCTTTCGTCCGGGGCGAGCCCAAGGTCAAGCCGGTCGAGGGCACGATTGAGGTCGAGTTCTCCGGCAGCCAGGGGCAATGGAGTAATAACCAATGAGTACGCCAATGAGTACGCCAATGAGCACAACAATGAAACACGATGAACTGGCCCAAACGCTGACCATCACGCTGACCAGGCCGGTGAGCGCCCACGGCGAGGAAATCGACCGCCTCTGTCTGCGCCAGCCCACCACCGCCGATCTGATCGAACTGGGCCAGCCCATGCGGCTTTTGCCTGGCAATGGCACGGAGGAACCCGCGATCGATATCCGCATGAACGTGGTGGCCAACTATGTGGCACGCCTGGCCGCCATTCCACTGTCCAGCGTGAAGGCCTTGTCGCTGGCTGACTTTGGTCGCGCGACCCAGGCGGTGCTGGGTTTTTTCGGGGAAGGGCGAGATATGGAGGCGGGGATGGTGGAGGCCGGGGTAGTGACGAGCAATTCACCGAGCGCGTCTTCGAACTTGCCTGGTTCTTCAAAACATCCCCGCGCGACGTCCTGAGTCTCACGCTCGATGAATTCGATCTGTGGAACACCCAGGCCGAACGCATTGCCCAACGTATCAATCCTGGCCTTAACCCTGAATAGCGACTGCACTCATGTCCGACCGCTTTGAACTGAAGGCCATCCTGTCGGCCAACGCCGAGAGCCTGGTCAGTGCCCTGAAGTCCGTCGAGGCCCCAGCTTGTGCCGCACGCAAGTACCTTACCGACATTGGCAAGAGCGCGGGTGGCATCGCCGGCAAGTTCGGCCTGCCGGTCGGGATTGCCGGTGGCCTGGCGGCCGGCTTTGGCCTGGCCAAAGTGAAGGACGCCATCCACGCCTATGCCGAATTGGGTGAAACCGTGCACCACGGCGCCACCCGCGCCGGCATGAGTGTCGAGCAGTTCCAGCGCATGAAGTACGTGGCAGAACAAAACGGCGTGGCGGTTGAGCAGATGGAAGGCGCCATGGGCAAACTCAACCTGACGCTCGGGCGCGCCGCTGCCGGTCGAGGCAAAGAGGCCGCTGCACTGTTTCAGCGTCTGGGCATTTCCATGCGGGATGCGTCCGGCCAGTTGCGCAGCGCCATGACCGTGCTGCCGGAATTGGCAGACGCCTTTGTGCGCAACGAAAATCCGGCGGTTCGCGCCCGTATGGGCATGGCCTTGTTCGGCAAAAAGTGGCAGGAAATTGTCCCGATGCTGGAGCAAGGCGGCAAGGGTATCGAGGAAGCCCAGGCCCGCCTGTCCAAGTTCAAGGGCGTGATGGGCGAAGAAGATATCGACCGTTCGCGCGAGTTCGCCAAGTCCCTGCGTGATTTGGAACTGGTGAGCAAGGGTTTCCAGATGACGATTGCCAAGAATCTGGTGCCAGCCATCAAACCACTGCTCGACAGTTTCAACGACTGGATGGCGGCCAACAAGAAGCTGGTGTCGACTGAGGTCAGCCGCATGGCCAAGGATTTAGGTCAGTGGCTCTCCGGCATCGATTGGCGAGGCATGGCCAAGGGCGTGCTTGCTTTTGGTCAGGGCATTGGCAAACTGGTGGATTTCGTGGGTGGCCCGCGCAATGCACTGATTGGCTTGGCGGTCGTGATGAACGCGCAGACCATCATGGCGCTCGCCGGTCTGGTGGGGGCCATTGGACGAGCGGGTCTGGCTTTCGTCGGAATGGCAGCAAAGGCCTACGTTGCAAGCAACGCCTCGCTGCTCTCCATGGCGCGCACCGGGTTTGGCGCGACGTTTCTCGCCAGTGGCCCCATCAGTTTGCTGCGCGCCGCGTGGTCGTTATTGGCCACGACCACCGTGTCCATGAGTGGCGTGATGTCAGGGGCATTTGCGCTTGTATCCGGCGGCATTCGCGCAATCGGCGCGGCGCTGATGGCCAACCCGCTGGGCATCATCCTCGCCATTGCCTCGGCGGCGTGGCTGATTTACGAGAACTGGGACACCGTCAAAGGCTGGTTTGCCAGTTTCTGGAGTTGGCTCAAGGCGCACGCGGATCTGATCCTCACTTGCCTGGGTCCCATCGGCTGGATTGCCAAGGCCATCATTGCGCATTGGGAACCCTTGAAGGCCTGGTTCGGTGAATTCGTTCAGTGGCTCTCCGGCAAACTGCAGTGGGCCATTGATGCGGCCAAGACAGTCGGCCATGCCCTGAGCCTCACCGGCGGCGAGGCCAACCCGTCACAAACGACCGCCGGTTCGGCGCAAGGCACTGCAAGCGCATCAGCATCAGGATTGGCGCCCCTATCTGTGGGCAGCAATCGAAGTTCCCTGATTCCGGCAAGCCAGGCGGCCAGCAAGGTCGAGGGGCAGGTCAATATCAAGATCGATGGTTTGCCCGCTGGTTCGCGCGTCGAACAGGTCAGTGGCGGCACCATGCCGCTCAATGTCGACGCCGGCTACAGCGCCTTTGCGCTGGCGATGCCCTGAGGTTGTTACCCATGAGCACGAGTCCCTATTCCAAACCTTATTCCAGCGTATTGCGTCCAGCCTCCTTTCGCGGTGTCGCGTTTCAGGTCAATGGCACCGATCTAGGCGCTGGCCGCCGTGTGCAGGTCCACGAGTATCCCCAGCGTGATGTCCCCTGGGTCGAAGACCTTGGCAGAGCCACGCGCGAGATCACGTTTGATGGTTTTCTGATCGGCTCGGACTACATCAGTCAGGCCAACCAGTTGCTGTCCGCACTGGAAACTGCCGGACCCGGTGCGCTGGTACATCCCTGGCTGGGCGCCATGCAGGTTTGCCTGTCGGCGCCTGCCCGCGTGCGCTTTGACGCCGGTCTGGGGATGGCCACCGTGTCGATGAGTTTTGTGGAAGCGGGTGAACTGACTTTCCCGGACCCGAGCAGTTCAACGCAGGCCGTGAGCCGGCTGACCGCAGACGGGCTGGCCAATGCCGCCATTCAGGATTTCTCCAGCACCTTTACCGTCAACGGATTCCAGAGCTTTGTGTCCGCTGCGGCGCAAGGCAATCTCTCGAAGATGCTGGGTTTTATCGGCGCCGGACAAATTGCGCAAATTCTGGGCACGGCCACAACGACGGCCAATCTCATCACGCAGGCCGCGTCGTTTGTCAGCAACCCGTCCATGCTGGGTCAGACCCTGCTGAATGCTTTTGGTTTGTCAGGTGCCGCTGGTGCGGTGGCTGCCTGGTCGAATGTAGTCAAACTGATTGCCGGTGGGGCGACGGCATCCGCGATGCAGCCTCCTGTCACGAGCATCAATCCCACGCCATCGCGCCAGCAGATCGACACCAACGCCGCAGCGCTCTACGGGCTCGGGCGGCAACTGTTGCTGGCGCAAGCGGTCGGTATCGCTTCCCTGGTGGGCACCGATCAGGACAATGCCCAGGCCGGTATCGCCGCGCTCACCCAGCAGGACCAGGGCACATCGGGTCAGTCTGTGGTGTTGACCACTGGTGTCATTGTGCAGACGCTCGCCGGCATCACCCAGCCGCAAACCGTTACCCAACAGGTCACCCAGGACACCATGCTGTCCGTGCGCGACGCACTGCTGGCTGCGCTGGATGCCGAATTGCTGGTCTGTGGGGACGCAACCTATGACGCGCTGCAGGAGGCGTATGC